TATTTCGACAGTGCGCCGCAAATGAAAAACCCCGCAAAAATGCGGGGCTCTTCGGGTGAGAGTCGGGCGCGGATCGCACGCCAATGGGGCGCCCGGCCGCCAAGCGCGAAGGCCATGGTCTGGCCGTTGCTGACGGTGGCATTGCCAGGCACGAATGCGACCTAAAGCGTTCCAGCTTAACTATTGGCGTTCAGGCCCTGCTGGGCGTAATGGGCGTCGGTCTCAGGTTGGGCATGCGGTTGGTGGTGCGGGCGATCGCGACGTTACTTGTTTACAAACCCGTCAGCGTCGCGGTAGAGCACGTCGAACGGCATCTTGTTCCAGCGTTTTGCGAACCGCATTTTCGCCATATCCACAATCTGCGTGAAGTCGAAATCACCTTTGGCAAGATACACACTCACACAGCCGCTGCGATGATCCACGCTTGAATCCCAGAAAGCTAAAGCGGTCCAACCGTCTTTGTGGTGAACGCTGGCAATTCCTTGCGGGGCGCAGGTTCCGCCATAACAACGCTTGCCGCTTTCCTCTTTCCCGCATAGATGAGGCTGGATTCCTCCGTCAAGTTGCCCAAGAGTCCAGGGAATCGTCTTCTCTGCTTCGTAATCGGTACAGCCATCTTCCCTATGCAAGTAATGTCCGGCTCGTTCCCACGGACCAAAGAAATACATTTCAGGTTTCATCTTCCAAATCCTCTCAGGAACCGCAGTGCCAACGTTTATTTCATCGCAATCACGACGGGGCCTAGCCAATCCACCGGACGTGGTGGAAAAGAAAGCTGAGTATCCAATAGGCGACGGTCGAAGCACCGACGAGGCTGAGACCGATGCCCATCCAAAACAACCACCCAACGCTTATTCCGCTATAACCATTACTGCTGCCGAAGTACATGGTTCTCCCTTCGCGACGGTGCTTATATAAGAAGGCAAGTCGGCTTGTGCCCAACACCATCGTCGATGTGCTCTTTGCATAGATCACACCATAACCCACACTCGACAGGAGCCTCTGCCGGGTAGTCATAGCTCATCGTGACCGCATAGCCCGCTAATGCGACTTTCAGTTGCTCGTTATTCGCTTTCATCCGAGCAATGCGCTCAATTAGGCTTATTGCTTCTTTCGTGGGGTTTTGATGTTCAGCAGTCCATCCCCAATCCGTGTCGGATTCGTGCATGGCTCGAAGCTTCAATAGCCCGTCGTATCGCTCTTTCAGATCATCCGGTATCTTCAAATCTTTCACTCTTTCTTCAGGCACCGTAGTGCCTACGGCGACGACGCTCTTGCGCAAGCTGTTAACTGGATTGGCAATAGTTTTCAAATCAGTGCGGTGAGAACGCGCTCATTCTTCCCCTATATCGAAGAGCAGTGCGGCGTTGGCCGGATGCATCCCGCGCGAAAGACTACGGGCCTTGGGCTTGGCCGGGGCCGGCTTGGTTTTAGCCTTAGGCTTCTGGGCCTTTTCGTCGCCCGACTTGGGCTCGTTCTCGCCCTCACCTTCCCCGGGCTCGTCGATGGGACCGTTATTGATCTCGCTGGTCCCCATGCCGCGGATGTCGGTTCCCAACTGCAACCCGAGTTCGTCGGCCAGGTCCTGCTCGCGCTTGAGGCTGTTGTAGACATCCTCAAGATCGCGGCCCTGCGAATTGAGAATGGCTTCGTGCGTCTCAAAGCCGTTCTGGACCAGCAGCGTCGATGCCTGCACATCCTTGAGCGGATCCACCCAGGCCCAGCGGCGCGGCTCCCACTTCAAGGCCGGACCGGAGAAGCGCTTGGCGTCGGCGACAGCGAGACTAATGCCGCCCCACAGAAGGCCGCACTTCAAAAAATTCGCATACACGATCTCGCAGACATCGTCGATAAAGAGCGACTGCATCTCCATCCAGAAGTCGCGCTCCTCAAGCTCGCCCAGGCGGCCGGACGAATAATTGATTCCGGCCAGATCGTTGCAGAGTTTGTGGTACGCAACGCCCATACCCGAAGCAATGATGCGATTCGACTGCTTCACGAAGGGTTCGAAGGCCGCGTCGTGCTCGGTGGTGTTGTTCTTGAGGTGCTGCCCAGTGGGCATAGGCAGCGCCGTGCCCACGCCCAAGTCAACCGCCTTCGAGCCGTCGGCGTTGAGCCCGTCGCCCTCAAGCTGCTCACTGGGTGCGTTCGGGTCCGTCTCGATCGACATCACCACGGTCGCGCCCACGCGGCTCTTGACCAGCTCGGCGAGGAAGTAGCCGTCCAGCTGATTCAGCTGTGACATCGAGGAGGCAAACCAGGGATAGCCGCGCGTCTGCCCGGTGCGGTGCGCGATGAAAAAGTGGATGATCTGCTCGGCGGGGACGCGCACGCGGTTGCCGTTACGCACGCCGAAGTATCCTTCATAGGGGTTGCCGTCGAAGACGTGATAGGCGACCGGCTTCTGGTTGCGATCCACCTCAACGCCCATGCGGACCTGGTTGCCATTGGGCATCTCAGTGATGTTGAGCGAATCATCGACCTGGTCGGCATCGATCAGCTGCAGCTTGAAGCCGAAGGGCGACTCCGACCTGGGCACATTCACGATACGCAGAAATTGCTCGCCGTCGCGGGCCACATTTTCGATCATCAGCAACTGCAATGCGCGCCACGAATAGCGGCCGCATACCGTGCAGGTGCCTTTCTTTCCCCACTCGCTCCACGCCCGCGCCAACTCCTGATTCGACGCATCGTCGAGACCCGAGCCGCGTTTTGATTTCCGCTGCTGCGCAATTTTGAAACTCAACTTCACGCCGTGATGGCCGATCACGTTATTGCGCACCATAATCAAGAACTTGGTCGCGATGGGCGAATTGATGGCCTGGTTGCGGGCGCGAGAGCGGAGCTTGCGGAGATCGACGACCAGGTCCTGGTCGATCGAGCGCGAGGACGAGGCCCAGTCCTGAGTCAGGCGCCCGAGCTTGGCGCCCGAAAAGCCGCCCCAGCCTCCGCCGCCCGAGAGCTGCTTGAGCGTGCCTTCCGAGGTCAGCGAACGCTTCTCACTGACAGCCGCACGCGCTTCGGATAGATCCAACGCTTCGATCCTGGCCATTACATACTCACAGTCTTGAACCGGAAGCCAATGGCGTGCGGTTCGGTGTAGAGTCCCTGGGCGCGCAACTCAGCCTTGTACTCGTTCTTCCAGTACTCGCGCTCCTTGATCAGCTCGTCGCGGGTAAAGCGCCGGACCATGCGCCCGTTGATGGTGTATTCGGCGATTGAGGGATCGAGATTGCCGAGCAAGCAGGCGTTGATCACGTCGAGGTTTTTTTTCGCGATCGAGCGCGTATCGACCGGACCGGCGGCCGCGGCGATATTGGGGTCAACCACGCAATCCTGTAGTGGTAGGGTCACCTGCTGGCCGGCGGAGGTGGTGCCGGCGATACCGACCAACACCGCGATCAGGGTGTAGGTATCGGAAGGGCAGGCGGCGGTGGTAGCGGCCGCGGCCTGGATCAGAAAGGTCTGCCCGTCGGCATCGGCGGTGATGGGCGGATTCTCGGCCAGGGTTCCGTCGAGCACGAAGCGGTTCGCGGCGGAGTTAAAAACGTACTTCAGTAGATAGAGACTGGCAGGATAATCAGGGAAGCTACGCTCCCAGTTCCACGAATCTCCGGCCCTGAGGCGCGTAGGCTCCAACGGGATGTCGGAGTCCGAGAATTGAGACATCGGCGTCAACGGATTTTGCATGCTGCCCATACCCTCACAGTGACGGAGCATGCGAAATCCCCGCGAATTTAGCGCCAATTAAGCGCGATTAGCTGCCGAAAACACCCCGCAATTGATCGACTAAGGTTTTGGAAGCGGTTTTTTGCCCCAGTTTCCGCACCTTCCAGGGCTTCTCCGGATCGGCCGGTTTTTCTTCCGCATGTTCCTTGATCGCGGTGAGCGCCTCGGCCAGCTTTACCGCCGTCTCGGCGATCTTTTGGGATGGGTTCGAGGGTTGGGTGGCGATGGTCTCATCGGCCGGAGTCGCGGCCGGGGCCGGCGGCGCGTTCCGCTGCGCGGAGATCTTTTCGGCGATGCGCGCCAGCTCGCGGGCCAGCTTTCTAAAGTTGGGCTTGCGCACCGCCACCGCGGCGCGGGCATAGACCGCGCAGTCCAAGGCCTCATTGCGCTCCCGTATCTTGACCCACTTCATCGAGGTAACGAAGTTCTCGGTGGTCTTGACCAGCTTTTCCGCCGTGATTTGTTGAAAGTATTCGGACGTGAGCTGATTAGAAAAGTGGGTGTAGCCGGTGCCCGGCTTTTCGTTGCGCAGCGACGTGTAGACGTCTTCTTTTGCTGTATCGACGCCCACCGCAAACAGGCTGGTTCCCCACGGGCCGACATGCGACTCGCGGCCCAACAAGGGCTTACCGATGCCGGCGCGGCCGACGATCGCATGCCAGCGGCGCAGGGCATGCTTGCGAGTGAAGTCATACACTCGGTTGGTGTGGTGGCCGCCGGAGTCAATCAAGGCGGCCGAGATGCGCAG